AACCGCCGCGAGGCAGACCAGGGCGGGGATGAGCAGGAGGCTGGCGGGCATCACGGCGCCTCCAACTCGGCGATATCGCCGCGCAGGCGGGCGATCTCGCGCAGGTGGTAGCCGGCGGATGGGTGGTCGATGACGAGCTGGTCCAGGTTGTGTTGGTGGCGGCAGAGCATGGCGCGGTGGCCGCGCAGTATCCCGTTGCGCAAATGCGCGGTGAGCAGCGGCGGCGGCATGGGCTCGGCGGCGCGGGCGTTGATGATGTCGGGCATGGGTAGCCTCCTCGATTGTGTCGGGAGGCGCCCGCCGGAGCGTGGCCTCGGCGGCGCCAGTGATGGCGGCGGGTCAGCGCTTGCGGGACGCGCGGGGCGGCTTGGGCTGGGCGACGGGCTGCGCCTTGCGGATGGCGACGAGCTTGGGGATGGCGACGAGCTTGGGAGGGTTGGCCCAGGCGGCGACTTCGGCGCAGAGGTCCGCCACGTCGGAGTGGATCGTGGTCGGCCCGTCGGAGACGTGATGCGAGATGCGGCGCAGCACGAATCCGTTGGCGACGCGCTCAATCTTAATGTTGTTGGTGCCGTTAATCATGGTCATTGCTCCTCGGCCGCGTCGGGGAGGGCGTTGAAGACCTCCACCGCGGCGGCAGCTGTTCTTGATATCAAGTGGAAGGCGCGCCACTGGTCGGCCCAGGCCTGGGCGGCGCGACCCTGGCGGCCGCTGCGCCAGCGGGCCGTCCGGCCGTCGATCGCGGCCTGGGCAATGACCGAGATGTCGGCGGCGAAGGCCGCGGCCTCGGTATGGGCGGCGGCGAGCTTCAGGCGCGTGACATGCATCCGGTCGGCGATCTCGACGAGGTAGGCGCGCTGCTCGGGCTGGAGGGTGAAGGGCATCGGTGTCTCCCTGCCGTCGCGGGATGCGGCGGTGGGAAATCATGTGCACAAATGCACAACAAGGCAAGAGCAAAAATGCACATGCGCGAATGACAGTGCTAGCCGGTTGAGCCAAAACACAGTTTCGTGACGATTGGCGGTGCAATCTGGCGCCGGGCTAATCCGCCATCGCAATGGATGGTTTAAAGTTTGACGCGCCCTAAACCGTCAGGCAACGTTCACGAAAGATTGCGATTTAAAGGTGTCTCATGATCGGCCCCGGCAGTATTCCCAGCGTCAACGAGGCTTTCAATCAGTTGCGCCACGACCACCTTGTTCTTGTGGCTGAGTCGCCGCCACGCGCGGAGCAGGTCGGCCTCCTCGGCATCTTGCGTCGAATCAACGCGAAGCAGGACGCCGCCGAGCGCCGGGCCGCTATCCGCTTGGTTGTCGGCGCCGAAGCGGGCGACCGCCGCGTCGATCTTGGCAAGCGTGGTGGAGTTGGGCGTGCTCATGTAGTGGGGATTGTTTAAAAACCGGGTCAGCGTCGTGTGAGACACCCCCGCCGCCTTCGCAAGCGCGGTCGCGTCCAGGCCGGTTGTTTTCAGCGCGGTCTGTAGCTGTTTCCTGATCTTTTCGCGATGGCTCATGGCGCTCGCAGCTTCGCACGGCGGCGCATAAACGTCCGGGTGCAAGAATGCACTTGTCACGAGTGCAATATTGCACATAACATCCTCGCCATGCTCCAGTTGATGACCGCAGAAGAGATCGAAGGCCTGGCCGCTAAGGCTGGGTTGTCCATGGCCGAGGTGTGCCGGAGGGCGAAGATCGCGCCGACCACCTTTACGCGGTGGAAGGCAGGAAAGACCGAGCCCACGCTGGGGGTCTACCGGCGGTTGTGTGCGGCGGTCGAGCGCCCGGCCGCGCTGCAGCCGGAGCGGGCAGCGTGATGGCGTCGGCAGTGCTGCTGTCATGCGCCGCAGCATCTACGGGACTACCCGTAGAGGTCACCAATAACAAACAAGGGGGTTACACGCGATGAGCGGGCCAATGCTCGATCCGGTGAAGGTGAACGCGCTGAAAACCGCGACGCAGCAATTGATCGGGGCGCTCGGCGGTCTGGCCGCGGCCGAGACGGTGTGCCGGGTGTCCGTGCCGGTGCTGTCGACATACCAGTCCAGAAATCATCCGACCGTCACGATGCCGATCGACGTGGTGCTGCAACTGGAGGCGGTGGCCGGCGAGCCGATCGTCACCGGGGCGCTGGCGCGGCTGCAGGGCTGCGTCCTGGGCCGGGGCGAGGGCCTGCCGGGGCAGGACGTGGGCCGGGCGGTCGCGGACATGGCGCGGCACGCCGGGGAGGTCTCGGCCGGGTTTATCGAGGCCAACGCGGACGGGCTGCTGGATGTGGTGGAGCGGGCGCGGCTGGTGGAGCAGGGCGAGCGCATTCAGCAGGCGGTGGGCGCGATGCTGTCGGCGCTGGTGCAACCGCCCCAGGCGCCGGGCAGCGGCGTGGGCGTTGTGGTGGCAATGGAGCGCCGGGCGTGAGCGCGCCGCTGTCGCTGGAGGCGCTGACGGCGCTGGTGCACGAGACGATCTCGGCACAGTCGCGCGCGGCGGTGGATGCGGCGCGGGCGGAGGGGTTTACGCTCGGCACGCAGGAGGGCTGGCTGCGGGCGGTGCGGGAGATGCGCGTGCGGCTCAACCAGCTCGGCGTCGATATGGCGGCGGCGGCGTGCGGCGGCGATCTGGTGCTCGGTAATGCCGATGGGGCCGGGTCGCTGGGCAGTTTGGACAGGATGCAGGCGGCGGTGTCACACGCCGAGCCGGAAGCGGCTCCTGCGGTGGGATCTCGCCTCCCCGCCGCGGTGCCTGCAAGCGCCGGGGTGGCTGCCCCCTCAGCCGCCCCGGCGCGGGATGACGCGGCGCCTGCCGCTGGGGTGCTGCTGTGCCAGCGCCGGGGTGGTCGGCCAGCGGAGGCGCAGGTCTGGCGCACGCCGGCGCGGGCCGAGGTGCTGCGGCGTGAGTGGCCGCTGGGCACGCCCGCGGCGGCGATCCGGCCGATGCTGGCGGCGCTGCCGGGCGCGAAGCTGCCGTACGGTGTCGATATCTCGATTTGGGCGTCCCAGCTGGGGCGGCAGCGGCCGGAGGGGTTTCGCGGCAGGCGGACGATCCGCGCGGCGCCGGCTGAGGCGGAGGCTGCGGCGCCTGCCGACGATGTGGCGGCGATAACGGCGCCGGCCCCAGCAGGGCCCGCGGCGGCCGCGGTGATCCAGGTGGCGGCACATCCGCAGCCGCCGGCCCCCGTGGCGGCGCCGGTGGAGGCGGATTTTCGCGTGATCCGGGCGTGGTGCGAGGCGCGCGGGATGCGGTTTGACGGCGCCAACATCGACGCGATCAACCGGGTGCGGATGGCGGGGTTCCCGCCGCTGCCGCCGTTTGTGCAGGTGGGGGCCTGATGCGCGGATTGGAGCGCGTGGCGCGGGATCGGCGGCACCTGGTGGCGGCGCAGGTGCGGTGCAGCACCGGATTTACCACGGGCCACGCCGTCGACGGAATAGGGCGGCTGCGCGCGGCGGGGGTGTGGGCGGGGCCTGCGATCCGCGCGGCGATGCTGCCGCCGGTGGTGGTGCTGCCATCTCCCGAGCCGGGGGCGCGGCGCAGCAATGCCGCGGCGCTGCTGGCGGTGCTGGAGGTGTGGCCTGAGGGCGAGCCGCTCGGCACGCTCACCGAAATGGCGCACCGGGCCGGGTTCGGGCGCGACGCGAGTAGCAGCTCGGCGTACCACGCGAGCAACGCGCTGGATCTGCTGATCGCGGACCGGGCGTTGGTGATGACAGTCGGCACGCGGCAGGCATGGCACGGCGAGCGGGCGCTGCTGCTGCGCGCCTCCGGCCGGCTGCTGGCCACGGTGCGGGCGCCAAGCTTCTGGGCGAAGCGGATGCGGGAGATGGCCAGTGCCTAAAGAGACATGGACCAGCGAACAAATACTCCGTCTGCGCTCGCTGTGGGCCGAGGGGCATTCGGCGGCGGAGATCGGTCGGCGACTGGGCTACAGCAAAAACGCGGTGGTCGGCAAGACGCACCGCGAGGGGTTGCCGTCACGGCCGTCGCCGATCCGGCCAGATGGTGCCGCGAAGAAGGCCAGGCCGGCGCGGCTCGGCGCGGTGACGAAATGGGGTGGCCTTGGGCGCGAGGAGCCGAGCACGCTGGTGACGCTCGGGGTCGCGGCCCAGACGGCGGTGGTGGTGCCCGAGGCGCCGCGCCTGTCTGGGCGGTCGCACGAGTGCTCCTATCCGATCGGTGAGCCGCGCACGCCGGGGTTCCGCTATTGCGATGCGCCAGCGCCGGCTGGGCGCAGCTACTGCGAGGCGCACCACCGGGTGGCGCATGTGCAGGGGCCGGTACGCGAGCCGCCGGTGTATGCGGCGTGGTTGCGCTGATGGTCGCCGGGGCGCGCGACGCGTCGCAGGCGCAGGGGTGCGTGGACGTACTTCGGGTGCTGGCGGAGCTATCGCCGGTGGACCAGGGCGTGGTGCTGGCGACGCTGTGCGGCGAGCTGGCGCGGCTGCAACCCCGGCCGGCGGAGGTGCTGGCGATGATGCTTGAAGTGGCGCGCGCGCGGGCGGGGGTGGCATGAGCGCGTCGCCGCCCGTCGGCCCGGTCAATCGCTGGCGCTGTATCGCCGGGGTGTATGGCCGGCTGGTGGCGCAGGGGGTGATGGCGCGCGACGAGGCGCTGGCGTCGCTGCTGGCGGCGGGGGCGGAGCGGATGCCGCGCATGGCGGCGTGCGGGCGGGACATGCGGCTGGCCTGGGCCCTGGACGATGCCGTGGCCGCGTGGCGCATGGGGCGCGACCGGACGCGGTTCGCGTTGCGGCGGGCGTTGGCGCCGATGCTCGCCGAGCGGGCGCCCTCGGCGCGGCTGCTGGCGGTGGCGCGGTCGATCAATCTCGACGCGGGTGGGGCGCTGCTGGAGCGCGAGGTGTTGGACGAGGTGCGGCGCGAGGTTTACTGGGCGGCGCGCCGCCAGCAGCCGCAACAGGCGAGGCGGCGGGCATGACGGACGCGATACTTGACGTATGGGATGCGGGCGGCCCTATGCCGGGCCAGCGGCCTCCGCCGCCGCCTGACGACAGCGGGCTGCCGGCGCCGACCGATCCCTGGGAGAGCGCGCCGTTCGTGCCGCTGGGCAAGTCGCTCGCGGTGTATTGGTTTTTCGACGCCTCGGGCGAGATCGTGTCGTTGACGGCGCGGGCGCTGGGGCAGTGGCAGGACGTGCTGAGCCTGTGCGGCGGTGCCGAGGGCTGGCTGGGGGCGTGGTTCCCCGCGTTCGACAAGGAGGGCATCCCCACCGGCGGGTTCAATGTGCGGCAGGTGGCGGCCGCGATCATGCGTCGGTGCCAGGAGATGCCGAGTTTTGACGCCAGCGAGCCGCGCCGGCGCTACGGGCTGTGGCCGGTGACGGCGGAGGACGGCAGCCCGGGCGCCGCGCTGCACCTGGGCAAGACGGTGATCTGGTGCGGCGAGCCGCTGCGGGCGGGGTTCGCGCGGGCGGGGGCGTTGTGGCCGGCGATGGCGCCGCGCTCTGCCCCGGCCGACCCGGCGAGCGCCGAGGTGGGGCAGGCGCTGGAGGCGATGCTCGGGCGCTGGGCCTGGGCGCACCCCGATTCGGCGGCGGTGATGCTCGGTCTGGTGGTCAACGGGATGCTGGGCGGTCTCGCCTCGTGGCGCGCGCACGGGTTCGTGGTGGGCGAGGCGGGCACGGGCAAGACCACCCTGCTGCGCTTCCTGGCCAGCCTGTGCCCGTTGACGGTGTTCCGTAATGATTTCACCGAGGCCGGCGTGCGGCAGATGCTCAGCGAGACCTCGGCCAGCGTGATCCTCGACGAGGCCGAGGGTGACGAGCATGGCGATTCGAAACTCAAGCGGGTGATCGAAATGCTGCGGCGCTCCAGTTCGGGCGCGGGCGTGCAGGGTGTGCGCGGGTCGCCGGAGCAGGTGTCGCGCGCGTTCTCGGTGACGGCGAGCGCGATCATGGGGGCGATTTTGCCGCCGGCCCTGCCCTCGCAGGATGCCAGCCGGTTCACGGTTTTGCAGCTGCGCAAGCTGGCCGCCGAGGGGGATGCGCGGGAGATCGAGGCGTTCGCCAAGCAGCACGGTCCCGGGCTGTGGGGGCGGGCGGTGGCGTCGGCCGGGCGGATCGTCACCCTGTTCCGGCGGCTGAGCGTGCGGCTGGTGGAGGAGGGGTGTTCGCGGCGTGCTGCGGACCAGCTCGGCATCATCGCGGCGTGCCACTGGGCGATGACGACGGAGCCGCACTACGACCCGAGCGAGGCGTCGCCAGACACCTATGCCGAGGCGCTGGCTCCGGTGCGCTGGCTGATCGTGCCGGAGGCGGAGGGCGAGGTGGATAGCGGGGGCAACCAGGCGCTGCAGCGGCTGCTGGCGATGCCGCTCGATATGGTGGGCGACAAGATGTTGCTCGGCCAGGCGCTGGAGCGATACCGGGAGCTGGGTCGCAAGCTCGCCGAGATGAATGTTGATTGGCCTGACCGCACGTTGACCCAGACCGATCACGACAAGTTGGGGCGGCTGTTGGAGGCGCACGGGGTGCGCTGGGCGCGATTGCCGCTCAAGCCTGCGGCGGCGGCCCCCGCGCCCCCTGTGGGGTTATACGTGGCGGCTGGCTCGCATCCGCGGCTGCTGCGCGGGTTCGATGGCACGCCGTGGGCTGGGCAGCGATGGGCCTCGGCGCTGGCGCAGTTGCCGGGCGCGGCGGGCGGGCGCGAGGCGCCGGCGGTGCATATCGGCGGTTCGAAAATGCGCACGTGCTGGGTGAGCCGGGAGACGCTGGACCGGCTGACGGGCGACGACTGACGCGCCGGTGTGACGGTGTGACATGCCGTGTGACTTTTTAGCGTTGATATTGCTCAAAGTCACACGGTCACACCGGCACACCGGGTTTCCCTTATGTGTGTGTGTGCGCGCGCGCATGTATGAGGATTGATGGTGTTCCGGTGTGACTGTGTGACATTGAAGGAAATCAGTATGTTAGACGGACACCAGCAGGAACACGGGAACACCGGGCCGAATATGCCGAATGCCATTGACGGCGGCGAGGCATCGGGCGTAATGGTCGGGCGTTCCGCTCCCGGTGCGAGTCGCCCGGAGTGCGTGAGCTATCCAGACATCGACGGTCTATTCAAACCCGCAACGGAAAAGCGCGGGGGCGCGCGGGCCGGATCAGGGCCGAAGCCGCGGCCGCCTTCGGTGGCGGTGGTGGCGCCGTCCGCGGGTGGGCCGCGGTGGTATTGCGTCGAGGCGCACGCGCGGGCCGAGGCATTCGCGGTAGGCCAGATGATCGCCCAGGGGTTCCAGGCGTTCGTGCCGCTGCACCTCGTGCAGGCGCGGACCAGGCCGGGCGAGGCTCGGCAGATGCGGCAGGCGCCGGCTTTCCCGGGGTATGTGCTGTGCGAGTTCGACGCGCGTGTTGATCCGTGGCGGCGTCTGGCTTCGGCGCGTGGCGTCAAGCGGCTGATGGGGTGGGATGCCGAGCGGCCAGCGCCGCTGCCTATCGGCGAGGCGGCCTGGATCATCGCCCAGTTCGGGCCGGCCGGCGTGCAGCTGATCCCGTCGCCTGTCCCGCCGGCTGGGGCAGAGCCGTTGGCCCTGGGCCAGTGGGTGCGGATCGTCGCGGGGCCGTTCCGTGGGTACGAGGGCCGGGTGCGGTCGAGCGATGGCCGCGAGGTGGCGCTGGTGGTCGCGGGTGTCGTGATGCGGATGGTGCAGGCGGCGGTTGAGGTGTCCGCGTGAAATCGCGGGTCCTCCCTGGCCCAAACTCTATGCGGGCAGGCAGTGCGCGCAAGATCGCTAGTCCGTTCACTTTCAAACGCTGAACATGATGAACCTCTTGAACATGCCGAATAGCGAAACTGAACACGGCCTGACCCAGCGTGAGGCTGCCGCTCGCCTCAAGGTTTCGGTCGGCACCATCAACCGCCGGGTCCGGGACGGGGACCTGGCCCTTCTGCCCAACGGCAGGATCGACGCCGCCGGCCTTTCTGACACGTCGAACATCGCTGCCGAAATCGCACATGGCGCCCCCCGCAACTCGATCGGCCGCACCGCATCCCAGGCACGAGCCGAGCGCGATCAGGTCCTCGCCCGCATGGCCGGCCTCGACTACGCCGAGCGCGTTGGCCAGCTCGCCGCCACGGCCGATGTCGAAGCGGAGCAGACCACCATTGCCCGCCGCTTCCGTGATGGCCTGCTGTCCATACCAGCTCACCTGGCCCCCTCGCTAATCAACCTCCCCGATCCGCGCCAGATCGAGACCGCGCTCCGGCGCGCCTTCACCCAGTTCCTCGACGGCCAGGCTGCCGCCCTTCATGACGAGCCCGCTCCCCCCTGACATCGCGCGCGACCTTGCCCCTGCATTCGCCATCGTGCGGGCTGCATGGACCCGCGGCCTCGCCCCCGACCCCGAGCGCACCGTCGACCAGTGGGCCGATGCTGAGCGAATTGTCGCAGCCGAATCAGGCAGCCCATGGCCCGGCAAATGGACTACAGCCCGTGTCCCCTACATGCGCGAGCCAATGCAGAAGATGTCGCTCAGCGACCCCTGCCGCCGTGTCACGCTGAAGAAATCGGCGCAGACCAGTGGCTCGGAAGCCGGCCTGAATCTGCTCGGCCAGATCATGGCTGAAACACCCTGCCCCGTGCTGGTCATGCTCCCCAGCAACGACGAAGGCGGCGACTACAACCGGCTCAAGCTTCAGCCGATGATCGACGCCACCCCTGCAGTGGCCGCCCGCGTCCGCGGCATCGTCAGCCGCTCGGCGACCAGCTCGACGACCACCTTCAAAATGTTCGCCGGCGGCTACTTGCAGATCCTGGGCGCAAACTCCTCGAAAAACCTCCAGATGCGCACCGCCCGCGTGTTGCTGAACGAGGAAATCAGCGAATTCCCCTGGGACGTCGACGGCCGCGGCGACCCGCTGGTGCTCGCCGAAGAACGCCTGCAGATGTACACCGGCCGCGAAAAGATCGTGGACGTCTCCACCCCCGGCCTCGAAGGCAAGTGCCGCGTCTCCAGCCTCTACGCGCGCAGCTCCGGCGGCCGGTTCATGGTCCCATGCCCGCATTGCAACGCCCGCCAGGTGCTAGAATTCAACAGCCTGCGCTGGGACATCGAGAAGGGCATCGCCGAATACGTCTGCACCGCCAATGGCTGCATCATCGAAGGCCACCACAAGCCCGGCATGATCGCTGACGGCACGTGGTCGCATGACCGTCCCGAGCTGCTCGACATCCACGCCGGCTACCACATCAACGCGCTCTACAGCCCGGTGCTCACCTGGCTCGACGTCGCCAAGTCCTTTGAGGATGCTCGCGCCGCCGGCAACCTGAAGGTCTTCACCCAGCAGAAGCTGGGCCTGGAATTCAAGGAACAGGGCGAGGCCCCCGACCACGCCCGCCTGCACGCCACCCGCGAGCGCGACCGCGAGCTTCGCCGCCTGCCCCCGGAAGTCCTCTGGCTCACCGGCGCCGCCGACGTCCAGGGCGACCGCATTGAGTGGGACGTCTACGCCTGGGGCCCCGGCCTCACCTGCTGGCTGGTCGACACCGGCATCATCATCGGCCAGCCCACCGACGACGCCACATGGCGCCAGCTCACCGAGGTCGCGGAGCGCCGCTACACCGACACCCGCGGCCGCACCTGGCCGATAGACGCCTTCGGGTGCGACTCCGGCTACATGAGCCAAGCCGTCTATCGCTGGACGATGAACGACCCCGCCCCCACCGGCCGCCGATTTGCCCTCGATGGCCAGGGCAAGCCGGCCCTGCCGGCCCTCGGCACCGGCAAGAAAATCGATGTCGACTATGCCGGCCGCAAACTTGGCGCGGTCATCCTTTGGCCGGTCGGAACCCACAGCCTGAAACTGGCCCACTACGCCGCGATCCGCCGCACCCTGGCCGGCCCATTGCCCGACGGCACCATGCCGCGCGGCCTGCTGCACCTGCCCGGCTTGGTTGATGAGGAATACTGCCGCCAGCTCACCGCCGAATTTCTCTACCAGCCGGCCAAGGGCCGCCCTGAATGGCGCGTGATCACGGGCACCCGCAACGAACGGCTGGACACGGCAGTCTATGCCCGCGCCTTGGCCCACCACCTGACCGACAGCCTCACCCCGGCCGACTGGCAGAACCTCGCCGCCAGCCGCGCGCTCGACCCCGCCGCCAGCCAGGCCGACCTCGCCGCCTACTGGTCGGAGCGGTTCGGCACGGATGAACGGCCGGCTCCGCGCCGCCCGGCTTCCCCAACGCCCGCCGTCGCCGCCGCGGCAATGCACCAGGGCCGCACCGTCGCCGGCACCGGCCGCCGCCTCGCCTGATCCACACGCAAGGAATTTCCCGTGGCCACCTACACCGAGCAACTCGCGCAGGTTGAGACGGCGATCGCCCGGGCCGAGCTGGGCCAGGAGGTGGCTGGCGCCGATGGCCGCCGCATCCGCCGCGGCGATTTGGCCACGCTGTACGCCGAACGCCGCCGCCTCACCGCGCTCGCCGCCCGCGAAGCCGTCAGCCGCACCGGTCCATCGATCAGCCGCGGCGCCGCCGGATGAACCTGGTGGACCGCGCCATCGCCTATGTGTCGCCGCGTTTGGGCGCCCAGCGCGCTCGCGACCGGCTGCACCTCACCGCCGCCTCCGGCTACGACGCCGCCCGGCGTGAGCTGTCGGCCATGCGCAACTTCTCCGCCCGTGGCCAGACCGCCGACGCCGACACGCTGCCGAACCTCGGCGAAATCCGCGCCCGCTCGCGCGCCATGTTGATGAACGCTCCGCTCGCCGCCGGTGCGGTCAATACTGTCGTCACCAACGTCGTCGGCACCGGCCTGCGCTTCTCGCCCCAGGCACGCGGCACCGACCTCGCCGCCCTGGCCGGAGTCACGCCCGCGCAGGTTCTCGCATTTGAGCAGGGGGCCGAGCGCGAATGGCGCCTGTTTCAACGCGCGGAGCATTGCGACGCCGCTGGCCAAACGGGCTTTGCCGCGATGCAGGAGTTGGCCTTCCGCGCGGTGCTCGCCAGCGGCGACTGCCTTGCCTTGATGGTGCAGGCGCCGCGCGGCGCGCCGTTTGATTTCGCACTGCAGCTCGTCGAAGCCGACCGCCTGAGCAACCCGCAATTCAAGGCTGACAGCGAGACGCTGGCGGGTGGAGTGGAGTTCAACGCCGCCGGCCGCCCGGTCGCCTACCACGTCGCCGAGATGGAGCGCACCACATCGGTGCAGCGAAGCTGGCGCCGCCTGCCGGCCACTGCGCCGGACGGCTCGCCCCGCGTGCTGCACCTGCTGCACCGCCAGCGCATCGGCCAGTCTCGCGGCGTGCCCTACCTGGCGCCGGTCATGGCCACCTTGAAGCAGATCGACCGATACACCGAAGCCGAAGTGACCGCGGCCGTCCTGAACGCCTGCATCGCCATCATCGGCGAGTCGCCCACCGGCGACAGCCCGTTGAAGGCCGAGGCCGTGGCGGCCGGCGCCGGCACCTCCAGCGCCCCGGGCTTTCGCCGCGCCGAGATTAACTACGAACCCGGCATGACTCTGGAAGGCTTCTTGCCCGGCGAGTCGCTGAAAAGTTTCAGCCCCGACCGCCCTAGCAGCGGCTTCGACGCCTTTGTCCAGGCCGTGCTGCGCCAGGTGGGCGTGGCGTTGGAACTGCCGTTCGAGTTGCTGGTGAAGCATTTCACTGCCAGCTATTCGGCCGCCCGCGCCGCTCTGCTCCAGGCTTGGGGCTTCTTCCGGATGCGCCGCGCCTGGCTGGCGGACGCGCTGTGCCAGCCGGTCTACGAGCTGGTCATCGCCAATGCCATCGTGCGCGGCCGCATCACGGCCCCGGGCTTCCTCGTCGACCCCGCGATCCGCGCCGCCTGGTGCGGTGCGCGCTGGACCGGCCCCAGCCCCGGCCAGCTCGACCCGCTGAAGGAAGTGAACGCGGCCGAGAAGCGCCTCGCCCTGCGCCTGTCCACCCGCACCCGCGAAACCGCCGAAATCACCGGCGATGACTGGGAGCAGACCATCGCTGAGTATGGCGAGGAACTGGACGTCATGGCCGCGCGCGGAGTGCCGCAAAGCGACGAGCCACCCGCTGCGCCACCGCTGCTCGGCCACAGCGGCGGCCCGCCGATCGCCGAGGAAGAAGACCCCGCCGACGGCAGCGACACCGACCTGGAGGCCGCATGACCAGCCGCATCATCGCCCGCCTCACCGGCCATCCCTGGCTGATCCAGTCCGAGGCGTTGGACACCATGCTGCAACTCGCCGCCCGCGATATGCCAGACGAGGCGACCATCGACGCCTGGAAGCGCGGGCCGTCGCGTGAGGCGCTGGCATCCCGCCAGGGCGACAGCCTCGGCAACGCCCCCACCGCCCGCGTGCGCAATGGCGTGGCCATCGTGCCCATCGCCGGCCCGATCTTCCGCTATGCCAACCTGTTCACCAATTTCAGCGGCGCCACCGCCTTGTCGGATTTCGCGGCCAACATGGCCGCCGCCGTGGCCGACAGCCGGGTGAAGTCAATCGTGCTGGAAATCGACAGCCCTGGCGGCGAGGTGACCGGCTTGGCCGAAGCCGCGCGCATGATCGCCGAGGCCGCCATCACCAAGCCGGTCGCGGCGTTCATCGAAGGCGCGGCCATGTCGGCGGCCTACTGGCTGGCCAGCGCCGCCGGCGAGATCACCATTGCCAGCACCGGCGCGGTCGGCTCGCTCGGCGCCGTCGTCGCTATGCAGGACAGCCGCGACGCCCAGGCGAAATCCGGTGTGCGTCGCTACCAGTTCGTCTCCAGCCAGACGCCGAACAAACTGCTCGACCCCACCACCGACGCGGGTGCCGCGCGGGTGCAGGCGTTCGCCGACCGTCTCGCCGGTGAGTTCCTGGCCGACGCCGCCGGCAATCGCGGCATGTCCGTCGCGGACCTGCTCGCCGCCACCGACGGCGGTGGCCTGCTGGTCGGCGCCGATGCGGTGGCCGCCGGCCTCGCCGATCACGTGGGCGGCTTTGAGGAAACACTGGCCCGCCTGGCTGCCGGCGGTGGCCGCCTGCGCACGTCCATTCCATCCCGCCCCACCGGACCCGCCCCGCGGGCCACATCTCAGGAGCCCGCCATGAGCAACCCCGCTCAGACCGAAGCCCCGGCCTCCACGCCGGAGACCACCGCCGAAGCCAGCGCGCCGCCCCCGGCCCCGATCGCCGAGGCAGCGGCCCCGCCCGCCACGCCCCCCGCCGATCCCGTCGCCGTCGAGCGCACCCGCTGCGCCGCCATCCAGTCCGCCGCCGGCCCCGGCTTCGGCGCGCTGGCCACCCTCGCCGTCTCCAGCGGCTGGCCGGTGGAGCAGTTCACCGCCGCCCAGGCGGCCAGCCAGTCCGCCGTGGATGCCGCCCGCACCCAGGCGACCGCCGGCGCCTTCCGCGACTCCCTGCCGGCCCCCATCGCCGGGGGCGGCGCGGCGGGCGATCTGCCGGCCGACCCGGGCGAGCGTGCGAGGTTGGAGTTCGCCGCTGATCCCAAGTTGCGGGCCGAGTTCGCCACCGAGGGCCGCTACGTCGCGTACGTCCAGGCCGTGGCCGCCGGCAAGGTCCGCACCATCGGCAAGCGCGCCTGACCTGCTCACCCCACCCAGCCTCCGGCCGGCCTGAAGGCCGCCGCGCACAGGACCCGCACCCATGACCCAGCTTGCCACCGCCGTTGCCCGAACCTACGTGCAGGGCGATATCGAAGATCTTCAGGTCGCGGCCGCCGTCGCCATCTACGAGGGCAGCGCCATCGGCCTTGTCTCCGGCTACGCCCGCCAGCTCGCGGCCGGCGACAAGTTCCAGGGCTTCGCTTTGTGCGATGTTGCCGTGCAGACCAGCGCTGGCGATCAGCGCGTGCGCGTCCGCACCAAGGGCCGCATCGTGCTGACCGTCGCCTCGGTGGCAGTCACCGACATCGGCAAGCCGGTGTTCGCCAGCGACGGCAACGCCTTCACGCTCACCCAGTCCACCAACAGCCATATCGGCCGCGTGGCCGACGTGTATGGCGCCAACCTGGCGCTGGTTGAATACGACGCCCACCGCGCCGGCCTCGGTGCCGGCGGCATCGCCGAACTGACGGACAGCTCCGGCGGCACCGCCAGCGATACCCTGGCCGCTATCACCGGCTCGTACGTCGAAGCGACCATCGAAAATACGGTGGCGAGCATGGCAGCCAAGATCAACGCCATCATCCGCCAACTCGGCTGATCCGGCCTCACTCCACCTCATGGCGCCAGGCCGGCCGTTGAGCCCCCGCGCGCGAAGGAACCCTGAACAATGACTCTCGGCACAGGCATCGGCGCGAACTACAGCTCGCGCGCCATCATCGGTCGCTTTTACGAGCGGCTCTCCGAAACCCAGCCCCCGGCGTGGGTGGAGAGCCTCGCCTTTCGGGTGGACAGCGACCAGCCCAGCGAGACCTACAACTGGCTCGGCATGTCGCCAGTCATGCGCGAATGGGTCGGCGGCCGGGCTGCGCAGGGTTTCCGCACCAACGGCTTGACGGTCACCAACCGGCTGTTCGAGGCCACGGTCAACGTCTCGCTGGACGACATCCGCCGCGACAAGACTGGCCAGTTTCTCGCCCGCATCGATGAGCTGCCCGGCCGCGCCCAGCAGCACCGCGCCCGCCTGCTCACCGATCTGATCCTGACCGGCGAAGCCGCTGTGTGCTACGACGGGCAGTTCTTCTTTGACACCGACCACGCCGAGGGCAGTAGCGGCACCCAGTCAAACGACCTCGCCTTCGACATTTCCGACAACGGCACCGGCGGCACTGCTACCGCGCCGGCAGCGAGCACCATCCAGGCGGCGGTCCTTCAGGCCGTTCAGGCCATCATGGGCTTCAAGGATGACAAGGGCGAGCCCGTCAACGAGGGGGCGATGAACTTTGAGGTTCACGTGCCGGTCACGTTCATGGGTGAAACGATGAAGGCGCTGGATATGCCGCTGATTGGCGGCGGCGACAGCAACGTCCTGGTGAACAATCGGAAATTCAACCTGATCTCGGTCATCAACCCGCGTCTGACCTGGACCACGAAGCTGGCGGTCTACAACACCGACGGCACCACGAAGCCGTTCATCGAGCAGGTCGAATACGATCCCATCATGGTGGCAATCGCCGAGGACTCCGAGCACGAGAAGCTCAAGCGCGAGCACATCTACAGCGTCGAGCGCATGGGCAACGTGGCGTTCGGCATGTGGCAGAAGGCCTGCCTCGTCACGCTGGCGGCCTGAGCGCCCTCGTGAGCGTCTTCGACGAAGCGATGGAAGATCTGCACAACGACGCGGATCTCTCCATCGCCGCCGAGTTCCGCCGCCCGCCCTTCGCGTGGGTGGCGGTGCGGGCGATCCTGTCTCAGTCCACCGACGCAATCGGCGGGCTGGGCGGCCTCGGCGCGCGAGCCGGGCAAGTTCAGGCCGACATCCTGGCCGCCGCCATCACCGATACGCCCACCAAGGGCGACCAGCTCCGCATCGGCGCCACCGCCTACACCGTTGAGGCGGCCGAGCGCGACGCCCTGGCGCTGTCATGGCGCCTGACGCTCAGCGACGCGACGCAGCCCTGATGCCCATATCCCTCCGCGAAACCGCGCTGGCCGCCGTTGCCGCCCGGCTGACCTCACAAATCTCCGCCGCCATAGTCGAGCGCGCCCGACGCTCCGAGGTCGACACCGATAACGAAACGCTGCCGCGCCTGGTGCTCACCGGCGGCGACCTCGATGCCGACGCCACGCTGGAAGCGCTGATGGTGCACTACACCCTGTCCTTCGTGGTCGAGGGCTACGCCCGCGCCGCCACCGACCTCGCCGCGGAACAGGCGCAATCAGCCCTGTATGCTCAAGTGGTGGCCGCCCTGGCGGGGTGGGAGCCGGCGGTGGCCGGCATCGGCGACATGCAGGAGGCCGGGGCCGAGTTCGCCCTGCTCTCCGCCGACGCCGCCGCCCGCCCGGCCGGCCAGTTCGCCGCCCGCTTCTCTCTCCGCCTCATCGCCGCGACCGGCAACCCGTACGCCGCTTAGGAGCGCCCCATGCCCGTAACGACACTCATCCGCTTTCGTCAGGCCGCCGTGGCGGTCAAGGCCGAAGTCACTCCTGGCACCGACAGTATCGCCGGCACGCCCGCCACGGGTGACTGGGTGGCCGGCTCCGGCACGCTGGCGCTCAACCCCATCGTCATTTCGGACCCCAGCTTCACCGGCAGCATGGACGCCGCGGTGGACAGCGTTGGCGGCTTCAAGCCGACGCTTACCCTGCAGGTGCCGTTTCGGGGCTCCGGCACTGCTGGCACCGAGCCTGGGGTGGCCAAGCTGCTCAAGGCCTGCACCATGGCGGTCACCACCACCGCCGCCGCTGTCGGCGTCCCCACCGCCGCCGCCGCCGGCACCACCACCACCGTCACCGCCGCCACGCCATTCGGCACCACGGCCGACGCGTACAACGGCATGCCGCTGATCGTGGCTGGCGACCAGTCCTTCACAACCGGAATCGTTGACTACACGGCAGCTCGGGTCATCAGCATGGGCGAAACCCGCACCGCGCTGACCACCGACAGCGACCTGCAGATCCCGATCAACAATATCTATCGCCCGACCTCCGACGAGGCCGTCTTTACGACCACGAGCATCTACCTGTTTCATGACGGAATCCGCTACAGGCTGACGGGCTGCCAGGGCACCTGGTCGTTGGAGATGACGGCCGGTGGCAGCGGCATGTTTACGTTCACGCTCACCGGTCAGCTTTCCGCCGCGCCCGATAGCACCGTCCTGCCCGCCGGGGCCGCCGCCGCCCTCTCCGCCCTTCCCACGGCGCCGGTGTGGATGAACGGCCGCAGCCAGATCAACCTTGGAACCGCGCGGGTGCGGACCTTCCGCTTGGATTTCGGCGTGCAATCGGTGCTGCCCGACAACCCCGAGTCGATCTACGGCTTCGATCCTGGCGTGCCGATCGGCCGCCGCCCCGCTGGCAGCATCGACCCGCTGGCCGACACCGCCACCCATGTGGCCATGTTCAGCGCGATGTCCGCGAATACCGCCGTGCCATATTTCGCCATTCTCGGCAGCACCGCCGGCAACCGCATGCTGGTGATGGTCGCCGCCATGCGCATGCAGGGCATGGACCTGGCCGAGCGCGATGGGCTCGGCGCCCACAACATCCCATTCCAGGCGGACGGCCCGGACGCCGGCTGTTCGCTCTGCTTCTTCTGAGGAAACACGATGCCGGATGACATGATCTCCACCGCCGAGCCGGTGTTCAGCGCGCTGGACACCGACACCATCACGCCGGACGGTTCGCCGCGCAGCTACACGTTGCGGGTGCCGAGCTACCGCCAGGCCAACGCCGTGCGCCGCCTGTTGCGCCAGATTGCCGGCACGGACTTTGTGCAGGCCGTGCTGCTCGACACGCTGCGCGAGGTGATGCGCCAGATCGCACCGCCGAACCTGGCCGAGGTGCTGGCGCAGATCGACGAGGCCGAGGCAACGCCGGAGGACCGGCGCGCCCAGGCCCGCCTGCAGGTGATCGAGGCGGCGGCCATGCCGGTGCCCGCGTATGCGGAAATGGTCGACCGCCGCGACCGGTACGTCGAGCAAATGCCAGTTGTACGCCTGCGCCACATGCTGGTGGACTGGCGCGGCCCCGGCCTGCCGCCCTTCGCCACCGTCGGCGGGCTGGCGCCGGAGGATATCGATGACATCATTCCCGCCCCGGAGTTCGCCGCCCTGGCCCGCCGCGCCGAGTCGCTGCTGGTGGTCGGTCGGGCCATGGTGGGAAACTCCGTGGCGCCTACCACGTCGCCCGCGATCCCGCCAATTTCGCCGGAGGGCTGAGGCTCGAAGGCGGCTCGGCGTGGCTGCTCGGCGGCGAGGAATGGACCCGGAACCCGCGCCTGGTCATACCGCCCGCCTGGCACGGTTTCGTGCGCCTGTGGTCGAATTGCCGTGGCGAGACGGGCTTTGCGCATTGGCCCGACCCCGGCGGCGTCAACGATCAGGCGGCCTGGGTGGTGGACGCGTTCGCGGCGTTGTCAGCGATCGACGCGGAATGGCGGGCTGAGAGAAAGACCGGATGACCTATATTCGCGCCACCGTCACCGGCAACCTCGTCAAGGCCATGGACACCGAAATCCGCAAGGTCGCGGGCGCGCTGCGGCGGGCGGTGGAAACCACGGGCAAGCAGGTGCAGGGCGAGCTCCGCGCCCAGGCCCGCGGCGCCGGCTTCAAGGATCGTGGGCGGTCCATCGCCAATGCGTGGCGGCTGGCCGTGTATCCCCGCCCCGGCATGGGCACGCGGAGCCTCAAGCCAGCTGCGCTGGTCAGCAGCCGCATGTCAAAGGTGGTGGAGGCATTTGACAAGGGCGCCGAGATCACCGCCAAGAACGGCAAATACATGGCATTCCCCACGGGCTACAACGCGCGCGGCGGCAGGCGTGGCGCCGGCACCCGGGGCGGTGTGCGTGTCACCACTGACCAGATGATCGCGGCGGGCAAGCGCGGCGAGGCCTTCGTGCTGAAACTGGACGGCCGCCCCGGCCGGGCTTTGTGGTGCCTTCGGGTGGCCGATGCGCGCGGCAAAAAGAACAAGCTGCGCCTGTTCGTTGGCACCAGCACGGAGGTGGTCACCGGCAAGGTCAAGGGCCTCGCCCAGCGCCGCAAGGATGTGCTGGCACAAGGCTTCGTGCCGATGTTCTTCCTGATGCGGCGCGTGACCCTGCGCAAGCGCCTGGACGTGGCCGGCGTCCGCGCCCGCGCCGGCGCGATGTACGCGGCGAACGCGGTGCGGGAGCTGAACGCGCTGGGCTAGGGCATCTGCCCTGTGCTGCGCCAGTAATCCATGCAGCTGGCGTGCATCTGGTTGGCCCGTGCGGTTCCCTCCAAGTCGAGAATTGACCGGGCCTGCCAACCGGCCATCGCAAATTGCGTCTTCGTGCGGCAGCCAAGATCGGCCTGCTTTGTGCCTGATCGGCGTTCTTCCCGATCCGAATAGATCGCGTAAGCGCGCTGTGCCTCGCGTTCGACTTCCGTCATCCGCTGCGCCGGGGCAATCCCCTGCGTCGCGCACCCCGCCAGCGCCACCGCCACCAACACCATCGCCCGCATTGCATCCTCCATGCTGCCTGCGGGCCATTGTGCCACCGACGCAACTACCTGACCAGAGGAGCGCGTGAGCATGAGCGGCAGTCGCCCTTCGGTCGGCATTCGGATCAGCGCGGAGGGGGCCGACCTCGCCCGGCAGAAGCTGGAGAACATCGGCACGACCGGCGATGCGGCAATGCGCCGGGTGGCCGGGGCGTCCACTGCTGCCAGGCCGGCCATCCAGGGCGTGGCCGGTGCCGCCGATGGGGTGCAGCGGTCCATCGTTGGCCTGAACGGCAATCTCAGCCTGTTGGCGTCGGGATTTGCCGGCGCGGCGGCAGCCGGCACAGCGATGGGCGTGGCGTTGGTGGGCGGCTTCACCGCCTCCGTCCGCGCTGCCGAGCAGTTCGAGCGGCTCGGCCTGCGCACCGAGGCAGTCATCAAGGCGACCGGCGGCGCGGCCGGCCTGTCGGCACAGCAAATCCGCGAAATGTCGCAGGAACTGGCGCGCGGCACCCTGGCCAGCACAGCCGGCGTTGAGGCTGCGGCGCAAAAGCTGCTCACATTCCGCAGCATCGCCGGCGACGCCTTTGGCCGCACCCTGCGCGCGGCGCAGGACCTGGCGGCGGTCGGCTTCGGCTCGATCGACTCCGCCGCCACCCAGCTTGGCAAGGCGCTGGAAAGCCCCGTTACCGGCATGAGCGCGCTGGCCGAAGTCGGCGTGTCATTCACGGCGGCCCAAAAGGAAGTCGTGGCGCAGCTCGTCGCCACCGGCCGCGCGGCCGAGGCCCAGGCAATCATCCTGGCGGCGGTTGAACAGCAGGTTGGTGGCGCGGGTGGTGCCGAGGCTGGCGGGCTGGCCGGCGCCTATGACACGCTGGCCCAAAATACCGAGGAGTTCCTGCTGGCGATCGGCAATCGCGGGCCGATTCAATTAGCGACGGTATCGTTGCAGGCTCTTGCTGGTGTCGTAAAGGAACTCAATGAGCTTGTAACGTCGCGCAGCGGTGCTGCTGCCGCGCGTGCCGGCGTTACTGCTGCTGAGTCGGCTCTTGCTGCTGCTGAGAAGGCGCAAACGCGGCGGGGGTTCCTTGGCGGCGCTCTATCGCTTGGCGAGGGCGCACGGGAGATCGAACGCGCCCGCGCGGCATTGAGAGAAGCAAAACAGGAAGAAGAACAGATACTCGTTGACGCATACGCGCGTCAGGCCGCGCTGGCCGCTAAGTCGGCGATTGAACAGGCTGGTATACAGCGCGCGGCCTCAGCCGCCGCCGTGCGGGCGTTGGAGCTGGAATCCAACAAAAAGGAACATATCCAGGAGAAGTTCCGGCAGAAGCGCGCGGTCATCGACGAGGCCGAGCGCACCGGCGCGCGCACCGCCGAGGAAGCCGCGGCCCTTCGCAGCACTTCCAACCAGCAGGAAATCGAAGAACTCGACAAGCTGGCCGGGGCACAGGCTGGGGTTGCCGCCGCCACGCGCGGGCGCGGCGATGCGGCCAAGGAAGCCCAAGCCGTCGAGCGTGCCGCCAACAAGGAAGCCGCTGCCGCCGTCAAGGCGGTCCAGAAGGTGCAAGAGGAAGCCCGCGCCAAGGCGCTGTCGGAGGTCGACCGCTTCAACCGGGAGGTTGAGAGCCAGTCCCGCCGCGTGGCCGACGACGTGGCGACGAACCTGTTCGAGGCGATGACAGGCGACGGCAAGGGCGAGAGCGTTGTTGATTTCTTCAAGAACATTTTCAAGCGCATTGCCATCCAGGCGCTGAGCGCCAACATCATCCTGCCGATCACCACGGCCATCATCGGCGGCGCGCCGGGCCTGTTCGGGATCAACGCGCCTGGGCAGGCCGGCGGTGGCGGCGTGGGTGGCATCGGCGACATTCTCGGCCTTGGCAACCTGACCAGCGGCTTGTCTTCTCTCGGTTCGTATCAGCTCATCAGCCCTGGCGGCGGCTACATCAGCCCGATAGGCGAGGCCGGGGCACCGATCGGCGGCCTGACCCTGGGCGGTCTGGCAGGCTCGGCGGCCCTGGGGTTCGGGGTCGGCGGCCTGACGGCAGGGCTGACCGGTGGCAACAGCCTGGGCGGCGG